CACAATTATTAAATTCACATCAAGCGGAACTTATACAGCATGACGACAATTATCAACGCAAACTCATCTGGCATCGTAGAGACCGCCGACAACAGTGGCGTACTGCAACTGCAAACTGGCGGTACCGCAGCGCTCACTATTGGCACAGACCAAAACGTAACATGTAACAGCACTGGTGCAATTACTGTTCCTGTGGGTACGACAGCCCAACGTCCAGCTAGTCCAGCAAACGGCATGTTGCGTTACAACACAACAGGTAATGGCCTTGAAGGTTACGTTAACGGCGCTTGGGCTTATATTTCTGGCGGTACATACAACGTCAGTTATTTAATTGTAGCAGGCGGTGGCGGTGGCGGTACTCCAGCCAATACAGCAAATGCTGGTGGCGCGGGTGGTGGTGCAGGCGGTTTGTTAGCAAGTACAATTGGAGTTACTCCCGGAACAGCTTATTCAATTACTGTAGGAGCCGGAGGCGCAGGCGGAACAAATGGTAATGCAGGATCTAATGGTGCTAGTTCATCTGCTTTTAGTTTAACAGCAGTTGGTGGCGGTGGCGGTGCAAACACTGGAAATGGAGCTAGTGGTGGTTCTGGCGGCGGTGGTTTTGGCACGGGTGGCGCTGGAACTTCTGGCCAAGGAAACGCGGGAGGAAACGGAGCAGCAGCATCTGCATACGGAAATGGTGGTGGTGGCGGAGCTGGAGCAGTTGGAGGCACAGGAACAACTACAGCAGGTGGTAATGGTGGCGCCGGTGCATCATCTGCTATAACGGGCACAGCATTATATTATGCTGGTGGTGGTGGCGGATCGGGATACGCCGGCTTAGGCGCAACATCTGGTTCTGGGGGAGTCGGTGGCGGCGGCAATGCTGGTACAGACAGCGTTGCACCAACCGCGGGTGCTACTAACAGAGGAGGCGGAGGTGGCGGCGGTTCAGCAGGTCCTTCAACGCTTTTCACTGGCGGCGCTGGCGGGTCGGGAATTGTTATTATCTCCTACGCCAACCCAACACAAAAAGGTTCTGGAGGCACAGTATCTTCTTACACATCTGGATCAACAGTTTACTGGGTCCATTCTTTTTCAGCCTCTGGCACCTACACAGCTTAACTTATGAACTTACAAGAATTTTTTAACATAATACTGCCACTCGTTTTTGTTGGCATCGGATGGTTCTTAAAGGAGCTATGGACGGCTGTGCAGGCTCTTAAAATTGACCTGCATGACCTTCGCACCCACTTGGCAGAAAACTACATACACAAAGACGACTTCTCAAATCGCTGGGAGGAAGTACTAAAAGCAGTTCACCGCATAGAAGATAAACTTGATTCATTACGAAAGTGAAAGACGTATTAAAACAACTTCTTACTGGAAAAGATAATGTTACTTATGACATTGGCCGGGTTACTTGGCTGCTTGGGTTTATTGCTGTTATATCTCTGGCTGTATACCAAGTAATGTACTCCACCATTAGCCTGCGCGAAGTTGCTGAAGCCCTTGGCATTGTGACTGGCGCTAGTGGCGCTGCAGTGGCAATGAAGGGCAAAACCGAACCAGACGAAATAGGAAAAGAATAATGTTCCCACTACCAATATCAGCATATATCATGATTGCCCTATCTGTAGCCGCACTAGGTGGCTTAGGCTATGGTAAGTATGAATCAGCTAAGTATGACGCCTATGTAGCCAAACAAGAACTGGCAAGCAAAGAGCAAGAAATGATCAACCAATCAAAGGCCAAAGAGGCCGAGCAAGTTAACGAAAAGGTAAAAAATGACTATGAAAATCGCCTCGCTCTTATTAAGCATACTTATGGTGGGATGCGCCTCCCCAGTGCCAACCAAGCAGGCACAGTTTCCAAATCCACCCCAAGTCTTGATGGCACCCCCGCCGACCCTGAATTTATTGAAAAGTGTGCAATGACCACACAACAGCTCATTAGTCTTCAAGCATGGCTAAATGAGCAGATTGGTATATTCAACGCCAAGTAGTCTATAATCCCCTAAAAAGGAGAAAATGATGAATCGGTTTGTGGTGATTGTACTGTGGCTATTAGGCATTTTTGCAGTAATCCATCTTACCGACAAATACACACACATTGAAGAAAACGTTATGGCAATTGCAGAATCTACGCTATCTTTTATTACCCGTGAAGAAGGCGCTAAAAATAAGGCGTATAAAGATTCAAAAGGGCTTTGGACAATTGGTGTTGGCCATCTCATAAGACCAGGTGAAGAGCACCTTATCAACGCAACGCTCACAGACCAAGAAGTTAAAGATCTGCTTAAAAGCGATTTAAAGTGGTGTAGCGACGCCGTAGAGAACTCTGTGAAGGTACCATTAGCGCAAGCTCAATTTGATGCCCTATACAGCCTCTGTTTTAATATTGGAGGCACGGCTTTTAAGAACTCTACTGTAGTACGTAAAATTAATGCAAACGACCTCAAAGGGGCAGCTGATGCTATCCTAATGTGGAACAAACCAGCTGTACTAGAAAAGCGCCGTAAACGCGAGCGTGACTTATTTTTGAGTGCTATATAAGGGCGTAAACACCTCTTTTTCTGCATTCTTGTATATAGGATCTGATCAATCCGAATAACCCATTAACCTATAGGATATACCATGGAAGGCTTTACAAAATTACCGAAGATGCAATGTTTTAAAGAAGGCGGCAGCGTTCAAAAACAAATTGCTAACTACGAAAAGCGCGAGCGCAAGACTGAAGAAAAAGCTGACATGGCGCAAGATAAAGCCGTTGTTAAAAAAGCTATTCGCATGCACGATGTGCAAGAGCACAAAGGCGAAAAGACTGACCTTTCCAAATTACGTAAAGGTGGCCGTGCTAAAAAAGACTGTGGCACAGTTAAAAAATACAAAGCAGGTGGTTCTGTAAATAACGTTTATGAAGCAAAGAAATCCTCTGGCGACTTAGATAATATTCAAAAAACTAAAGACATCAAACCTGGTAAAGCAGCTGCTCCATCTAAAGCAACCCTTAGACCAACATTTGCGGGTTCTGACGTAGCTAAAGAAAAAAGCAAACCATCTGGTGATGCAGTATCTTTAATAAAAAGCAAAGAGTCCGGTAAAAAAGCTGCTGCCCCATCTGGCGCTAAAGGCCCAGACGCGTTTTGTGTTGGTGGTAAAGCAATGAAAAAATATCAAGCAGGCGGTTCTGTAGTTAAAGATCCACAAGCATTGACAGATAGCATTGCTCAAGAAGAAAACGCGCAAGATCGCGAACTCGTAATGGGACCGTTACGTTCTCTTAAAAACATGGCTGTTAGAGGTTACAATAAATTAACAGGTCAAGGTGCAGTAACTGATGCTGAGCGTAAAGCAATGGCTCCTTCAGCTCCAGTAAATCAAGGTTCTGGAACGTTCAATAAAAGAAACGGCGGAAAAATTCAAAAATGCTCAACCGGAGGTTCATTAAAGGAAGTTGATGCTAATGAAAATCCAGGTCTTGCCAAGTTACCTACTGATGTTCGCAACAAAATGGGATATATGCGCAAGGGTGGAAAAGCCTGCTAATGCCAATTAAATCTAAAGCGCAACAAGGTGCTATGTACGCAGCAGCCGCTGGTAAAAGCACCTTGGGGATTCCTAAAAAAGTAGGTAAAGAATTTGTTAAATCAGGTCTTGCCTCTAAGAACTTACCTAATAAAGTACAAAAGCGAGCCGCTGGCCGAGGACGTTAAATGGCGTATTCAAACACAACTGGTCGGACAAAAGTTAATGTTGATCAGTTAATTTCGTATGCTTTCCGCGATGCAGGTAAAACTGCAGAAGAAGTCACGCCTGAATATATTGACGCTGGCAAGCAAGCACTTTTTTATAATCTTCAAAATCTTTCAAATCGTGGTGTAAATCTTTGGTTGCTGGAAAATCAGTTATACGGAACTGTTAACGCTCAACAGCAACTTGTTCTTCCTGCATCAACCATCGATGTGCGCGAAGCAAACTGGGTTTATATTCAAAACCTGCAAATCTCCCAAGCGTTACCGTTAACAAGTCCAGATGCCGCTGTATTATTTAGCGGTAATTTAAACGGTCACGCAGCATCTACAATTAGTCAAAATTGGTTTGGCGCGTCCTTTTCTCCAGCTGCAGCAACATTTTACGTTGGCTTTAATGCTTATGTTCCTGGCAACAATATTGCTAATACAGCAACGTACAATATTGTTTATGAAACCAGCGATGATTTAATTACTTGGACAACACGCCAAGTATTTCCTACTACAACGTTACATGATACTGAATGGGCTTATTTTAATATTAGTACCACGCCTCAGTATACATACTATCGCTTACGCGAAACAGTACTTCCTACATTCTCGTTGCGTCAAATTGTTTTTTCTCAATCGCAGCAAGTTATTCCATTAGCGCGTTTAAACCGCGATGATTATTGGAATCTTCCAAACAAACAGTTTGGAAGTAACCGCTCATTGCAGTACTGGTTTGACCGCACAATTGAACCATCAATGTATTTATGGCCGGTTCCAAATAACGATTTTCAAATGTTTCAGCTAATCATTGAAACGCAAATGATGGACGTTGGATCACTTACCAATGAAATATATGTTCCAGATCGTTGGCTTCCTTGCGTTCAAGCACAACTGTCTCATAAATTAGCAATGCAAGTTCCAGGGGTTGACATGGGACGTATAAATTATTTAGAAACTCAAGCTGAAAAGCTATTTATGCAGGCGGCTGACGAAGATCGCGATAAGTCACCAATCTATTTTCAACCTAATTATAGTTACTATACACGATGAGCGTTATTCAAACTTATGATTCGCTAGTACTTAATGTACAGCAATATATGGAACGTAATGACGTAGACTTTATTGCGCAGATTCCAAACCTTATTGCACTTGCTGAATCTTCTATTGCTGCTGAATTAAAAACGTATTTACAGCTTATTGTTGTAGAAACTTCTCTTGCTCAAAATCAAACTGTATTAAATAAACCTGCTCGCTGGCGTAAAACAGTATCAATGAAGACAAATGGTAAGCCTGTTCTTATTCGGAGTCAGGATTACGTTGCTCAGTATTTGTCTGAATCAACTCCGAGTTTACCAAAGTATTATGCAGATTATGATTATAACAACTGGAACTTTGCACCGGTTCCTGATAAAGCGTATCCTGTAGAAATTATATATTATGCAGAAGTACAACCGTTAGATGCAGAAAATCAACAAAACCTGTGGACCGCGATTGCGCCACAGGCAATGCTATACGGCACGCTTTTACAAGCACAAGGCTATTTAAAAGCGTTAGATAAACTACCAGTTTGGAAAAGTTATTATAACGATGCGCTTGCAGCGCTTAAAAAAGAAGACAATTCTCGCCGCGTAGACCGTAACACTACAGTTCAGGAACCATAAACATGCCAACCCCAGTCTACACATCTCCCTTTACAGGAACTGTTGTTACTCCAACAGATGTATCCTACTACCCGCTTTCTTTTAGCACAAATCAAACTCTCTATTGGCCTGCGACTGTAAATGGACAACAAGTACCTGCTGCTCGTATCATCGACTGTACTCCTACTGCTAGTGGTTTATCTATTGCTCTGCCAGCTGGGAATCAAGGTACCGTTGGCTCGGATATTCTCTTCCGCAACTTGGGCGGCTTTAGCTTCTTGGTTACTGATAGCACTGGCGGTAATTCTTTTACAGTTCCTGTAGGTATATCAAAATACGTCTATTTAACAGACAACTCAACTGCAGCTGGAGTTTGGCATAACGTAACGTTTGCAGCTGGCACTTCTGTAGCAGACGCCGCCTCTTTAGCTGGTGCGGGATTAACTACAGTTAGTGGTCAACTGGCAACAACACAAAACGTTGTTGACGTTACTGCTTCGCCAACAATTAATAACGCCAGTCGTGCTGCTACATTTGTGTGGGGCGGGGGCGCTGGAACATTTACATTGCCAGTCGGGACTTCTTTATCAACTGGTTGGTTTATTGGGTTTCGTAACAACGGAACCGGCGCGCTAGTAATTAATCCGCAATCCCCTTCTTTAATAAATAGTTTAAGTACCATTACAATAAATCCAAGTGATTCTGGTTTTATTTTTTATGATGTATCTACAAATAATTTTTATACTGTTGGATTTACAGCACCGTCAAATATTACATTTACTGCAGCAACCTATGACGTTGATGCAATTCCCGGAACAACGTATGATTTGACAGCATTTGCTCCAATTATTCAGACGTACATTGCACAATCCAATACCCGTACTGCAACATTAGCAGTAACACTACCAGCTATTACGCAGTTATATGTATTGTCTAATAACACTGGACATACCAACTATAACATTACATTTAAAAACCAAGGAAGCAGTTCACCCCCGTTAATTTTATCAGCGGGTAATATTGCTACTGTGTTAAGCGATGGTACTAACTTATACCTATTAACCCAAGCATCTACTGGTTTGTACTACGCAGCTAACGGCTCGCAAACAGTTCCTTCATTTTCATTTAATACTGATACCACAACCGGTATGTATTTGGTTGGTACTAGCGTTTTAGGATTAACAGCCAATTCTAATCAAATTATGAAGTTAGATAACTCCAACCTTGCACAGCCCTTGGTAACAGTTACTGGCCGTTTAACAGCAACGAGTATTAGTGGCGGAACGTTCTAATGGCAGCCGATAATATCCGGCAAGATACCACGCAGTTTACCCAGATATACTCCCTTGCAATACCACCTGGGATTAAACGTGATGGTACAGTATTTCAAGCTGATGAGTTTACAGACGGCGTGTGGTGCCGTTTTCAGCGTGGTGACGCCAAGAAAATAGGCGGGTACCGCACTATATTTCAAAGTCTTGTTGGCATTTATCGTGGCTTGTTTTCACAACCAAACAACGGTATCAACTACATTTTTGCCGGTAACTATAACGAGCTAGATGTATTTACTACTGGAATAACTTACGGTTCTGGTAGCGGTCCTTACAAAGCTAACATGCTGCTTGGCACTACTTTTGCTACTGTGTTATCTAACACAACCACTACGTTTACAGTAAAGGGAGATGTTACAGCAGTATTCCCTGCAACCACGCAAGTTATTTTTGCGCAGTCTACTAGCCCAACAATCTATACAGTATCTACTGCAGTTTTTGGCGGCACTAATACAGTAGTTACTTTTTCACCAGCATTTGGTGGAACTGCAACTAAAGCATGGGTTGCTAACTCTATTTTTACACCAGATCCAAAAGCTGGACCGTATCGTTTGCTATGGCAGTTTGATGCAAACTTTAGCCCGCTTGGCGGCCAATTACAAGTTATCACACACCCTGGATATAATTTAGAAAATATTGACAGCGGTGTTGTCAGTCAAGTGTTAGTTGGTAACATTACACCAACAACAGCAAACCAATGGAACTTTACTGGACTATCTGATAGCTTAGGACAAAACCCCACCTATAAAACTATTTCAGTTGATGGGGGTGCTTGCGTGCTTTATCCGTTCATTTTTGTATATGGATCTAATGGATACATTGCAAACAATAACGTAAGTACTGTGTACAGTGAACAAAACTTTTACGATTGGAACGGCGCATTAGCTAACCAAACAAACGTAGCTAGTTCTAAAGTTGTAAAGGGCATGCCAGTTCGTGGCGGTACAAACGCACCGTCAGGATTGTTTTGGGCAACCGATAGTTTAATTCGTGTCTCGTTCACTGGCGCAGCGCCGCTATACTGGAGATACGATATTGTTTCAAGCCAAATCTCTATTATGTCATCCTCTTCAGTAGTGGAAATGGATGGTGTATTCTTTTGGATGGGTGTTGACCGCTTTTATATGTACAACGGTCAAGTTAGTGTATTGCCAAATGATAAGAACGTAAACTGGTTATTTGATAACCTCAACTACCAACAACGCCAAAAAGTATGGGCTACTAAGATCCCGCGTTATAATGAGATTTGGTTCTTTTATCCACGCGGCACAGCAACAGAATGTAATGACGCAATTATCTATAATGTAAAAGATAAGTTGTGGTATGACGCAGGTTCTGCACAAGGTGCTCAACGTTCTTGCGGTTACACCACAGAAGTTTTCCCCACACCAATTTGGGCCGATTCCAATTATGAGCCTATTATTGAAACGCCACAAAAAATAATTGCTAATCCAGCTAGTTTGCCAGCGCCAACATCTAGTCAATTTTATGTAGCTGGTAACCAGACGCCACGGTTTAGCCCAGGCAGTTCAATTACCTTTACACCAACAAACAGCTATCAAGCTACGTACACAGTAACAACTAGCGTTAACACATATAACACAACTATTGGAACGCCTGGTGTTACTCTAGTAACTTGTAGTACCGCGTTTTCACCAACTGTAGCGGTAGGTCAATCTGTATATCCGATTGTTGGTGGATTTAATATATGGCAGCATGAGTTTGGCCAAAACCAAATTAATCTTAATACTGAAGAGGCTGTGTATTCTAGTATTACAACTAGTGACATTAGCTGGTTAACAGGTAATCCAAGTCAGGATGCAAGGCAAGGTATTAATCGCCGTATGCACTTGCGCCGTGTAGAGCCTAACTTCTTACAATCTGGTGTAATGGGCATGACCATTTTAGGCCGCAAGTTTGCTGGTGGGCAAAATGAACAAGACTCAGGACCTTACTACTTTACTCAAGATACAGGTAAGATTGACCTTCGTGTTGAGTACCGTTTAATCCGTTTAAAGTTTGTATCAAACGTAATTAATGGTAACTTTGAAATGGGTCGCAATATGATTACTGCTGAGTTTGGTGACGAAAGGCCGTAATGGCATTTAATCAGTTTTTTCCTTGCGTTCCAGATTATATGAGCTGGGAAGATTGGAACGGAAACTTGATTATGTTTTATGGTCAAGAACCAGTCCCATACAGCGAAGAAATGTTTTGGGCTAGTACAGCTAAAAGCATTGCAGAACTTCCAACGTTTGCTGCGTACCCTGTTCCAGATCCTTCTGAGTATGCAGATTGGCAAACATGGGCGCAAGAGTTTACACAAATTATCAACGGTCCAAGTAATTAAATAGGGCAAATTTGGCCCTATTTTTGCATTGTTATATGTATGGGGAACGCAAATAATGTCTAAATTTAATGACTTAACAAATGATATGTTAGATGTTCAGCATTTTTTTGCAGCTGGCTTATACGCAAAGCAAATGACGTTAAATGTTGGCGGTTATATTACCGGCCATGTACATCTTTATGATCACATGAGCATATTGGCTAAAGGTTCTGTTGTTGTAAATTTAGACGGTGTAAAAAAGCAATACAATGCACCTGCAGTAATTACAGTTAAAAAGGGTCAGGCGCATGATGTATACCCTTTAACAGATTCAGTGTGGTATTGTCTACATGCAACAGATTTAACTGACCCAGATGAAATTGATGAAGCTACATCTATTAGAAAACCCCTATGAGATATAAACTCGATTCGTTCTTACCGATGCGCGCTTTCCAACCTCGTTTTGGTAAGCGCGGTTTTGCGTCCGGTGGAATGACATTAGAGGGCGCAGATTACACACCTCCTTCACAAGACTATATAGATGCTATTACCGCTGCTTCTGGTGGTGGTGAACCGCAGGGTACTGTAACTGTTGAAGGTGCACCAGCCCAAGCATCCGATCAAGGCGGCGGCGGCGGCGGTGTTGATCAAGGCGCGCTGAACGCAATTTACGAACAGTATTTAGGCCGTGGTGTTGATGCTTCTGGAGCGGCTACATGGGCAGGGCAAGATCCTAACGCAGTTATAGCTGGTATCTTAGGTTCACAAGAATACGCAAACCGTGGTGGCGATCAAGGCGGCGGCGGCGGCGTTGGTAGTGGCTTACCAGGTCAAATTACTCCAAACGGCGCGTTACCAGGTCAAGATCCCAACGCCCCTCTAACAAGCGATGCTGCGTTTGTAAACAAATTGTACACAGACGTTTTAGGACGTCAAGCCGATGCCGGCGCTCAAAACTGGATTAATGCGCTTGCATCCGGTCAAATGACTACGCAAGACGTTGCGCATCAAATTGCTTCTAGTCAAGAAGCACAGCAAAATACTAGATCAAATACAGAAGAACAGCGCATTGCTGATGCTATTGCAGCAGGTTATGGTGGCAATGCAATTAGTCCTTCTGATAAAGCTACTTGGCAACAAGGTGCTATGAAACCAGATTCATATTACGCGGATCCAGAAAACAGACAATACTATTACACAGATCCCAAAACTGGTAACGTATATAACAGTAATGATGAGAACGCACAACTTGTAGCCAAAGGTTCTGTATTTAATGACAAAAATATTGCTGCTTTAGGTTTAGATCCAATAGATGCACAAAACTTATACAATTTAAAAAGCACAGATGCTAATGCGTATTATCAGCAAGTTGCTAATCAATTAGCGCAACAAACTTATGACGTTTCCAAAATGAATGGAAACGCAGATGCACTAAATAGTCAGCTACAAAGTCTTAAAACTGAAAATCCAGCGGCATACTATCAAGCACAGCTTGATCTTGTCAGTAAACAAGCTGGTTGGCAGGTAGGTCAGAATAGAGGTGACCGCGCTCAACCAATGTTAGATGAAATTAAAACATTGGCTGCAGATGCTCAAAGAGCTGGCGTTAAGTATGATGATATTAAAACCATTGTTGATAAAGGTTTTCAAACAGGTAATATTGAAAACCAGCAACGAATAGCTAGAGACGCTGAAACCGGTGGTTCTGGATTTAATTTCCAAAAAGACCTGCAACCAGGATTAGTAATGCTTGCCTTAGCAGCAGCGGCGGCAATGACAGCAAACCCAGAAATTTTAGGGCTTGGAGAAGCTGGCGCTGCCGGTGGAACTGCTGCGGGAACGGGCTTGACTGGAGGCTCAGGAATTGGCTTGACTGGAGGCGCAGCAGGTGGAGTCGGACTTACTGGTGCAGCAGGTACTACAGCTGCAAGTACTTTACCTTCATGGCTAACTGCAGCAGGTCAAGGCGCACTAACTGGTGGTGCAATGGGTGGTATTAACTCCGCGTTATCTGGTGGTAATTTAGGTCAAGGAATTTTACGCGGCGGATTGACTGGTGCAGTAGGTGGCGGTTTAGGTAATTTTGCAGGCGGCGCGTTTAGCAGTCCTGCGTTAGGACAAATTTTAGGCGGTGCAGGCGCAGGCGCAGCAGGTGCTGCACTGTCAGGCGGTAACATTGGCCGTGGTGCTTTGTATGGCGGCGCTGGCGGTGCGTTAAACGCAGGCATGAATACTTTTGCTCCAGCGTTTGCTCAAAACAATCCAATTCTAAGCAACGCTATCACAGGCGGCGCGCTAACAAGCGCAATGGGCGGTAACTTCATGAAAGGCGCGCAAGCAGGTGCAATCACTGGCGCTATTAGTCCTTACGTAAGTAATGCGTATAATACCTACTTTGGCGGTGGCGGGCAAAACTATAATACTCCAACTGGCGCGCCAAGTGCGGGTAGTATCTACGTTGGTCAGGGCGGTTACAATCCTTACGAGGGATCTGCGTTTACTCCTAGTGAAATTAATGCAGGTGTAGGCACACCAAACACTAGTGGCACCCCATCAGGCTTTGCTTTTACTCCTCAAGAAATAAATGCTGGTGTTGGTACTCCACAAACAAGCGGAATGAGTCCTGCCGATATGCGAGCAGCCATTGATGTTAACGTTCCATCTGCAGTTGATCCACAACTTGCAGCTATTGCTTCTGAATTTGGAATTACACCAGAACAGCTAAAAACAAGTTTAAGTCAAGGTACTGTTTTGGGTAGTTATCCAGACCAGTCATCTGATGTCTTAGAAGCAAAACTGTCTCCTCAAAATGAGAAATATACAAATGATTCGTTGGCAGCGCTTAAATCAGGAAAAATAACCGGCGAAGAATATGATAAACGAATTGGTAACGTTTTAGCAAAAGAAGCTGCTAATCCAAATTCTGATTTTGTTGCGAATCAAGACGGAACATATAAACAATTAAGCACTAACGATACTTGGTTTAAAGATAAAGACGGTGTCTGGACCCCGTCAAGCGGAGTACAAGTGCCAGCAAGCACATACTCTGTAAACCAAGATGTCATGGGTGGACAAACTTCTAGTGCTCCTGGTCTGGGAAGCAATTTGGATACAAGTAAAGGTGTTGCTTTAGCAGCATTTGGTACACCATCTACAGATCCAAACGCCGGTGTTGCTTTAACCGGCCCAGGATCTAGCGGAGATGAAGGAAAACCGCCGTTAGGCTTTACAGCATTAAGTCTCGGGTCAGGAAACGGAACTACCCCTGGTGCAGAACCAACAGAATTGCCTGATCGTATTTATATTAAAAATCCTGAAACTGGCAAAATGGAAGCGTATGACACCATTGAATTACGTGACGTCATAACTCCAGATAATAAAATTAAAACAGCAGATCCAGTTGAAAAGGTAGATAAGGTTGTAGAACAAAAAGAACAAACTGCTAAAGACAAAGAAGCTGCAGCTGAAAAAGCGCAAAAAGAAGTTGACAAAGCTGGTGGCGGCGGTCAAGAAGGAAAAACTGCAGATGCTAAAGCTAAATTAGAAGAAGCTAAAACAAAAGCAGAACAAGCAAAACAAGATGCGCAAGCTGCAAGAGCTGAAGCAAACTCAGCAAAATCCGCGTCACAGCAGGGTGAATCCGGAAAAATTGTTTCTATAAATAAACAAACCAATGTTGCTACGATTCAGTTTCAGAATGGTGAAACAACGCAAGCACTTGTTGATCCTGATGCTGAAATTGGCTTGCAAGCAAAAGTATCATCAAAAGAAGTCTTTGGTAAAGGAACTCCTGCCACAACAGCTGGCGCAGGTACCCCAACTGGACAAACTGCGCAGCTAACGACTAATAAAGACGGTAGCACAACTTATCAAAACGACGACGGTAGTACTTATACACGCGATGCCAACGGTAATTTAGTATCTACTGTAGACAGCGACGGTCAGAAATATAACATTGATGAAAATGGTCAACTTGTTGCTGTAACAGGCACTGAAGAAGGTACACCTGGTACAGGCGGTGGCACAGGTGGTGGTGCAGGCACAGGAACTGGTGAAGGTGAAGGCTCTGGTTCTGGAGCAGGCGCTGGCGGCGGAGGTGGCGGCGGAGGTGGTGCAGGAACCGGAACAGGTAAAGGGACCGGAACTACAGGCAAACCATCTGGCGGTTCCTCTATTAAATACCCAGTTCCAACAGCTGGTAAAGGCAACCCAATTAACTTACCAGGCATTACAAACTTAACACCAGGTATAACAGCAGGCGACACAAGCTACGAGCTAGCAGGTAGAGCTCACTTTGCTTTAGGCGGTAGTACTTCTGGCAGCAATAGCTCAAGCATGGGAATGGGCTCTAGTGCTTTAGATAAATACCTTGCGCACTTGACGCCAGGATTAACTGAAGGCGCAACAAATTATCAACTTCCTGGATACTTTGCTAAAGGTGGTGAAGTAACAGAGCATAACCCTGAGTTCTTTAGCGAAGGCGGTTTAGGATCATTGAAGAACCGTTATGTTAAAGGCAAAGGCGATGGTACTAGCGATAGTATTCCAGCGATGTTAGCAAATGGCGAGTTTGTTATTCCTGCTGACGTAGTATCGTCATTAGGCAATGGTAGCAATGATAGCGGCGCTGGATTATTAGACGAGTTTTTAAAGACAATTCGCAAACATAAACGTGCAGCGGATGCAAAAAATTTACCACCCGATAGCAAAGGTGCTTTGGGTTACCTATTAGAAGCAAAAAAGAAAGTGAATAAATAATCATGGCTGGATTAAGCGATTTTTTAACAAGTACTGCGACCGAATCTACGTCAATGCCGACGTGGTACGATACTGCACAGCAAAACGTTGTTAATAAAGCAACCCAAGCAGCTGGCAATATGCCAACGTTGCAAAACACTGTTGCAGGCGGAGCAATCAGTAATCTAAGCGGCGCTAATAACCCGTTTTTTAATGCTCAAAATACGCTAAACACTATAGGCCAAGGCGCTGCAAATCCATGGATTACTGGTGCTGATGGTACAGTAACACCAAATACCAACACAGCTATGGGTGGTTTGTTTGCTGCTCAGAACCAACAGTTAAATCAATTGCTACCTAGCGCTACTGCTCCTGTACAGGGCGCTAATATTGCTTCTGGTAACTTTGGTAGCTTACGCGGACAGACAGCCGTTGATAAAGCAAAGGCTGATGCATTTGCAAATTTAACTGCTGATCAAATGAAAGCAGCACTTGCAAACCAGCAAACTGGCGTTGGCGCTGCTACAGGCTTAGGTTCAGTTGGCGCGCAAGGCACGCAGTCAATGACTGCTCTTGGTCAAGCGCAACAGTCTGATCCATTTACAGCATCATCCAATCTTGGTAAAGTTGTAGGTGGTATTAAATCACCAACTACCGTAACCAACGCAACTCAATTATCGCCACTCCAGCAAATCGCTGCTTTGATGTCTGCATTGCCAGGTACAGAAGCAGGCGTTAATAGTATATTAGGCGGACTTAATTTAGGTAGTCTAAAATCTTTATTAGGAAGCTTTGGTAGCGCTGGATCTGTAACACCAACATTTGATGTTACAAAATCTCCGTGGACTAACGTTGATTTTGGTAATTCTGGCGGATCTATTACAAACGCGGACGGAAGTAATAATCCATCGTATGATGGTGGCATGGTGGCTCCCGAAGGCGTATTACCGGATACTACCCTAACACCTGAGCAAAAAGGTTAAGGACTAAATATGGCAGATACCCCAATTAGTGGATTAGACGCAGCAACACCTATTAATCTTCCTAAAAAAGGTGGACCAGTAGATCCAAACCTATTGCAGAATATGCAAGCAATGGTTGATGAGCGATCAGTTCCAAATCCTAAGGACATGATTTTCTCAGGACCAAATTATAATGCGTTTATGAGCGGGTTAAAAGATGCGGCAGCTTGGGCATCTGGCGGTGTTAATGGACCTACAGCAGGATTAGCAACGCGCGATCGTGAAAAGTCTTTAGAAGCTAAAGATCTATATGAAATGCGTACTAAGATTGCTACCATGCAAGCAGCTCAAGAGCGTCAAAAACGCGCAGCTGAAGTTTTAGGATTAGGTGCGCCTGCACAACCTGGAATTGAATCACAAATAGGCGTACAACCAGTTGGCGGTGCACCTGCATCTACAGGCGCGGCTTCAGCACAACCTACAAGAGCTGCGCAAGCACAACCTACAGGTGGCGCTGCCCCGTATCAGCAAATGATGTCTTCATTACCTCCTGCATTGCAACCGCTTGCTAAGATGGCGCTTGCTGAAGGTGATTTTGAAGCATTTGGTAACATCGTTAAAGAAAACGTAAAAGCGCGTCCAGATATGCAGAAGAATTACGAGTACGCTCAGACTCTTCCTGCAGATCAAAAAGACGTATACCTCAGAACAATTCAAAAAGATGGTTACGCTCCTCAGACGTATATTGGCGAAGATGGGCAAGAATACAAATTCACGCCAAAAGCAGCAATGCCAAAAGAAGCAGGTACAACACCTGGGCTTACTCCTCCACCGGCAATCGCAGGAGGTCCTCGTCCCGCAGCAAGCACAGGAGAAATTCAACCAGGTGATATTCGCTATGTTGAATCTCGCAATCGTCCGTATGCTCAAGGTCCTGAAGTACTAGGGCAAGGTACTGCTAAGAGTTCTATGCAAGTTATGGATGCTACTTCACTTGCACCGGGATATGGCGTTCGCCCAGCGCAACTTACAGGCGATAAAGTAAAAGACGAAGCAGAGCGTACACGCGTTGGTGAAGACTACTTTACAGCGCTTAAGAAAAACTACAACAATAACTCTTCATTAGCAGCTGCAGCGTATGTTTGGGGCCCTGGTAAAGTTGACGCTTGGATGAAGAGCGGCGCAAAACTAGAAGATTTACCAACAAACGTTAAGACGTACGTCGCTGACGCGCATTTAACAGGTGCTGTCCCGCGTGGTACTCCTATCGGTGTTGCCGCTCAAAAAACAACTGAAACGCAGCCTGAAACTATTACAGCACCGCCTGTAAGAAAATCAGTAGAGCAAATTGCTTCTGAAAAAGCAGGTGAGACTCGCCGCCGTGAAAAGATGGCTGAGGGTGACGTTGATACAACAAAAGCAATCGTTGATATTGGCCGCAATGCTGGAGAGAAGAGTATTCGTTTAACAGATGCTGCTAGAATTGTTAATGATCCCGGAATGAAAGACATGTTTGGCGTCTTAGAACGTGGCGGCGTATTGGGTCCTATCACAAAGTTTGTAGCCGGGGGTATCCAAATGGGTACACTAGGTTCGTTGAAGTTCGGTGAGATGGAAGGCGCGCTGCGTAATGCCGGAGCAACTGACGCGCAAATCGCAAACGTAGCTCGTATTGAAACTGTACTGAAACAGCAAGAATTAGAATATGCTAAGACTTACCTTAAAGGACAAGGCGCTGTATCAGATAACGAGCGTAACATTGTTAAACAAGCTATTGGTAGCATTCAACAACCTGCTGAACAATTACGCCTTATGGTTAACATCATGCAAGAGCGTGCTGCGTTTGATAATAAGATGTATCAAGCTTTTAATGAATACCGCAAAACAACAAGAGATCCGTACGCAAGCTTTGAGAAGTTTACTGTAGATTCTCCTGCAGCTGATCGCATTATTAACGAGCATAACCAAGCACTTGCAAGAACGTTAAAAGTTGATGCAGGCGCTTTAAATGATCCGTTTAATAAAGAAATTGCTACCCGCACGGACAAACAAACAAGCGGTGGCGTTACATATAGAAAGGTTCAGTAATGGCATTTATTGAAGTCGATGGTATTGCTGATCCGATTGATATGGGAGAGGACTTTGATGCTCTCTCAGAAGATAAACAGCACGAACTGATTGATAAAAAAGTAGCGCAAATTCGCGCTAAGCAAAAAACTGCTACTGGCGAAAAAAGCATGGCTGAAAACCAACTTGCTGGATTAGCTGGCGGCGCTATGCTTGGTATGCCAGCGGGTTATGGTGTAGCAGCAGCTGGAAAATTACTTCCAGCTGCGCCGCAACCTCGAGGCGCAGCTGCAGCTCAATTTAAAACACCAATTGAAGTAGCAGAGCGCGCTATTGCTGCGCGTCAAGCTCCTCCCCCTGGATCAATCATGCCTCAAGAAGTTAAGAACTGGGTTGATACACAGCAAGGCGGAACAAAGCCCGAAGCTGCTAATTATAAGCAAGCTAATGCTTTTGCTGAAGAAGCATTACAACATGAAACTGCTAATCCTCATCGCAAAGTATTAGAAGAAAGTCGTTTTTCTGTACCTAAAGAAGTAGCAGATCAGATTAAAGCTGAAAAAGAAGCAGCTGCTGCAGCGCAAGCAGCTAAGCACCAACAAGAAGTTAACGCTGTTGCAAAGCTACGCGCTGAGCGGTTAGCTGAACTTAAAAATACTGTGATCCCCGGTGAAAAGCTTTTAGCAGGCGCTGGTACAGCAGGAAACGCTTTAATGAACATGACTAAAGGCACGATTCCGCGCCTTGCAGGACACGCCATAAGCGGTGCAGGAGTAGGACTATCAGCAGCTGATATAGCTGAGCGCATTAAACGCGGCGAGTACGGTAGAGCAGCAATCTCTGCGATTGGAGGCGCTGGTGACGTAGCTACAATGACGCGAAATCCTGTTGCAGCTGCAATTGGAATTCCAGTAGGTATCGGCGCGCCACTAGTTAATATGGGACTTGATGCTATGTTAGGTCGCGGGGAATTGCCTGTTCAAAAAGCAACAGGCGGCTTAGTTGCCATTAAAAAGGCAAAATCAAAAGCAAAGCCTAAAGCTTCAAAGAAAAAATAATTACTTACGGTAACGGTTACCGAACCATCCCTCCGCAGCGAGAGGAAAATCGGGCGCCCACGTTGGCGGTGCGGTCATAATCTTGATTACATCAGCCAATGCGGACTCCCCGTTTTGTTCTTCAACTAGGAGTAACACCTCATCATGGATACTGTTGAGCACCTCGTAACCGGCCTTCTCAAGGTTAAGCATAGCCACGGCAAGACAATCTCTAGCGGTACCCTGTACAGCGGATTGAAAAATAGAACTACCAATCAAAGTGTTCCTACCCCATTGCCTGGTGTAGGTATTTTGACTATGGATAGTGACGCCCAACTTTTGACTGCCCCATGGTGTGGTGAGCAGCTCGAGCTCTGGCCTTTGCCAGCAGATCAATCTACCACTGGGTAACTGCATCCACAGCGCACTCTTGGCAACCTTCAGCTTTATCTTACTTCCAGCTGCAAACCCTTGACCGGGATTTTGCACTGCGTCAATTGCAGCAGCTTCACATGCTGCCCACAGATTTTTTACACGAGCGTATGACTCTCTGTAATTATCTACTGCGCTCTTTGCCTGCGCCTCGCTAATCTTTACTCCCATTCCCTCAGCATACTTGACAAGTCCTTTAGCCCCTTGTCCGAACATTGCTCCAAGAACCGCGGATTTGGAAACCTGCCGTTGATCCTTCGTAACCTGATCGTAAGGTACATGATATAAGCTTTCCGATGCAAATACTTTATACTCATCTAGTCCCTTTCTGAAGAGTTCAACCTTATCTTTTTGCCCAGCCAAGTAGACGCCAACTCTGTTTTCAATTGAGCTAAAGTCCACGTCAATGAAGGTTTTTGTTGGAGGAGCCACAATTGCACTTCTGACGAGGGAGGACAGTTGCAGCATCGAACCCATCCCAGCCCCAAAGACAATTGGTATTGCCTTGTTAATCTCGTCCTCAGAGATGGTGGGGCGAGCAATATTCTGCAGATTAAGTCCGCCGCGGCTTGCCCAGCGGCCTGTACTAGCGCCATGATATACCAGCGTATTCCGTATTCTTCCTTCACGTTGTATCTCCATCATCTTAGTGTACTTAGCCACACTAGTCTGGCTTCCTTCTTGGCGCAATTCTAACGCCCTAATAACCCTATCATCCGGATCAAATAGTCCAAACTGTTCGTTACGTTGCAATATTGTTGAAACTGTCTCTGCTGTCAAATCAGGCAATGGTTCCATTAAGCGTTCATTCACCCAATTTAATAGTTTGGTTCTTTCTGACGGTTTGCAGCCAGTTATGGCCAAACATTCATTATCTAAGGCGTCTTGGGCGCGGCAAACGGCAAGCACAGCATTGTGCAACTCATTAGGATCAACCGGGACGCCACGAAGGTTGATGCGTTGAGTCATGACCCAGACTTCTTGCTCGTGGTCACTAAGGTGCCTTAGATTGCTTACTACGGCCATCTCTGTTCTAACGTCCTGTTTACAGTACTCAAAAAGCTCATTTAGGAGCTCAGGATCGTCATTAAACACACCTTTATGGGGTTTACACAGCTTTTGGATTAAGTAACGACCTCGGGTATCTTTTTGCTGGTTAGCATCAATAAAGAGCGCAGCATCACCTAAGCTTTGCGGGATATTATTTGCAGCTGCAATGGCCATACTGTCAACGCACTGCTCTAGCTTTAATTCGGGCCAGCCATACTTAGGCACACAGACGCAGTTCCAGATGGCGTACTCGAACATGGCGTTCCATGCTTG